GGTTGACCATAAACAGGGCGCCGCGCTTGGCGACGATATTGTCTTTGTTCCGGTTGTCCCGGAAGGGGTTCTCAAAATTTGCTGAGGTCAGGCCATAGACCGAGTTGATGGCGATCTTCAGGGCCTGGGCCAGAGCGTCCGCGGAGCCTTCGTCCGTCAGATACTTTGCCAAAGCGCCGTTCAGCATCTTGCGAGCCTTCTCGAAGTTCTTGTGCTTGATCTCCACCCGGGCGTCCTTGATCTCCTGGAACCGCTTGGTGTACTCCGGCCCGAACAGCTCCTCCGCGATGATACTGGAGGGGTGCATGGAGGCGATGTCCAGCAGGGCGATGTCGCCGTACATACCCGGCTCAGCATAGACATAACCGCCTTCTCCCACTTCCTCTCCCCGGTAAATGGACTTTCCGCCCTCGAACTTATAGCCCGGGAAGATGGGGCGTTTCTTCTTATCGAAGACCGTAAACCCGTCAAACTCCTCCTCTTTCCCGAAGGTAAAGGGCAGATCGCCGTCGGGGTCGTAGATCTGGGATGCGTCGCCCATGTTCCGGTAATTGAACTGGTCCTGGGGATGCTTGTTTCCGCCAAATATAATTCTGGTGGTCAGGGTATTGGTGGTGTCATTAACCGTCATCCCCGCCACGTCGGCCAGAATCTCCCGTGCCACAAAGTCGGCCTTCCGGGCGTTGAACACCGCCTCGGTGGCGATGACGTCGTTGTCGCAATACTCCGCCACCTTCTGCCACATGTGCTCGGGGACCGGCTGATCCCATGGGAGCCCCAGCTCCTGGTGGTGCAGCCCCAGTTCGATCTCCCATTTCTTCAGGCTCTGTTTGACTGAGCAGAAGTCGTACACATCCGTGTAGGAGACGTTATACGCCTCCCCGAAGAAACAGTTGTTGCTCCGGGCCTTCTTCTCGCTGCTGATGATCTTCTGAGAGAGGTTATAGAGCTGCTCGTTGGTGTAGCCCATCAGCCGGGCGTACAAAATATGATTGTCGTACCGGCGGCAGTTGAATCCCACCAGACGGTACTTCATCAGCCCTTCGATCTCGGTGGGCTTGGGATTGATCATTCTCACGACGGTCTGGTCCGGCCCCTCGATCTTCCAGTTCACCAGGAAGAGGTTGGGGAAGACCTCCACATCGTAGAAGACCAGCTTCGCGTCGTCATTCTTCACTGCCGGACCGTCCTCGGCGGATTTGAACGGCATCTTGTTCACCAGCTTGATGCAGTATTCCGCCTGATTGGTGCTGTTGGCCGCGAAGGCCAGGACGGCGTTGCGCATGTCGGTCACGTCATAGGTCAGACCGCTCTCATACGCATCCGTCAGGATTTTGTAGATAAAGTCGATGGAGGGCTTAGTCGCCGGATGGATCTCCTTATTCAGGTTGCGTTTGATCTGAACTCTAAGCCCTTTCTCGCTTTGGATCACTTTGGAATTTACCACGTTGCTTTCTCCTTTCAGTGGCAAGCCTGAACTGATCGTAGCGATAGGCAGGTCGTTGCATTTGGTCAGTTTTCTCCGTAATGAGCTGTTTCCGGTGAAGACCTTTACCTCAATGTGGTCGTCATAGACCCGGCTCAGTCTGGCCGGATCACCGGAATAAATATAATGCAGGTGAATGCCGCAGCCGCTTTTGCTCACCTCCGCATAGGTCGCGGGCCACTTGGCCGCCTCGGCCAGATTCCGTTCAAAGGACTTTCCGCCCTTCTCATCCGGAATATCAAAGTCGATGACGATGTGGTTCTCCGGCACCTTGACGTAATGGAGCTTTGCGGTGTCCAGCGCGGACAGTTTTGTCCTGACGCTCCCCCACTTTCTCCGCGGAGTCCCCTCCTCGTTGGCATACTGGGCGGGGCAGCCGGCGCAATCCCGGTCAAAGGCGGACGGGATGCCCTCCTGGAACCGAATAGCCGGCAGCGCGGAAGGAGGAGGCAGAGGCGCGTCCTTTTCCTCCGGCGCCTGGTCCTCGAACTTCTCTGTCCGAAACCCGCTGTAATAGTTCCGTACCCGGGAGCCGTCGCCCATGCTGAACCGCTCCTCGTAGGTCCGGAAGTAGTTCTTCAGCTCTTCCTTAAATATCATGCGGGAAACAGGATATGGGACCTTGGCCTCCTCCGTGTAGGTCTTATACATCTCCCAGGCCGCTTTCAGCGATACGCCGTCCTCCCGCTTGAACACATGATAGGAGTCCACAACGAAGTTGTAAAAGTCGTTGGAGGCCCCCATCATGGAGATGGGAATATAATCGTCGTAGTAGTCCGGATTTTCCAGATATACCTCCTTACAGTGCCAGGCGATGCCCCCCAGCTCAAAGGGGATCTGCCTGGTCAGCGTCCGGTACTCTGCCGGGGGCACCTTGTCTCCGGTAGGCGTCACATCGATCAACCGCCGGATAATACCCGACTTCGCGTCCGTAATCTTCACCGGCTTGTTGGTACCCATGATCAGAAAGGTCTTGAACCGGTTGGAATAGGCCGACCGGAACTTCTCATTGACTGTCATCATCTCGTGAGAGACCAGGCTGTTGATCCGGGTGTTGTCCTCAATGCGGGAGAGGTCGCCGTCATGCTGGATGGCCACCAGAGGGTTGGACCGGAATGCCTCCAGAGCGAAGGCGTTGCTGGAGGAGCCCAGGTCTTTCGCCATAAAGCTGGTGTGATAGCCTTCAAAGAGCTGCTGGATCACGTTGATGATGGTGCTCTTTCCCGTGCCAACCGCTCCATAGAAGACCAGAAACTTTTGCAGCTTTTTGGAATCCCCGGTGACAATGGCCCCGATGCACCACTCGATCTTGTGCCGTTCTGTGGGAGAATATAATGTGGAGATCAGCTTGTCCCAGGCCGGCGTCTCTCCGGGCTCCAGCGGATAGGGGAGGGATTTGCTGGCGTAATCCCGGTTTCCTGTTTTTGGGTTGGAGGAGAGG